ACTGTATATGCTACAGTAAGTGATATTATAGACTTTTTAGGATTTGGAGCATCTCCAAATGCATTAAATTATCAAAGTCCAGAAAAAATTATAGCTGCTGAAAAAGTAGCAAGAACAATAGTTGAAGGTTATACTAACCAAACTTTTTATACATTTTATGGCTCACAAGAAGTATTTGGAAAAGGCGGGGACGCTGTAAGTGTAATCTCCAAAATGCTTACCCTAGATAAAGTCTGGGAAAACGATATGCTACTTATTGACAATACAGTAGACCCTGTATACAATACGTTTGGNTTTGGCCTTGANATATCACCTACAGGNTTTGCTATCCGTATAGTTAATGCTGGCTGGGATGTAAGATATGATAATCAGGTAGATCCAGCCGTATTATATTATGGACGCTTTAGAGATAATGGTCGCTATAAGTTTCAAGGTCAGATGGGATATAAGTATGTTCCAGAAGATATTAAGATTGCAACAATGTTGCTTGTAAATGATATCTTGGCAAATGACTTTAACTGGAGAAATAAGTATCTTAATAAAGTTAACTTATCTGAAATTTCATTTGAAATGTCAGGTGGAGCATTTAACGGAACGGGAAATGTTACTGTAGATAATATACTTGATCAGTATAGAAATACTAACATTGTGATTATATAATGTTTAATTCTTCTGTCGTAGCCTCAATTATGAATATGACTGCTGATATATTAATTCAGCAAAACAATCAAAATCCAAACACAGGTGCTATAGGCAGAGAATGGGTTTATGATAAAACAATTCAATGCAAAATAGAGCCAATTAAATCTGGTGGTGCTTCAACTCGTGGAGATAATAAACAATTTGACAAAGGTACTGCAGGCGGGTATGCAGAAAAACTTCAATTAAGAGTAAAAGGCCTAGAGCTATTAAGTAAGCGTTGGAGAATAACAAATGTTCGTTCAAGCGACGGACATCCAATATTTGTTGAAACAGATAGATATGGCGAACCAGATACAATATTTGAAGTGTATTCGTCACACGCTGTTTTAGACCCATTTGGTAAAATTTCTTATTATGAAGCAGTTCTTCAAAGGGTTCCAGTACAGAACAATGATCCAATTAACAATTAATCCAAAAGAAATTGATAAATTATTTAGCGAGATAGATTTAAAAATATCTGGGCTTAAAACATTAATATCTCCAAGTTCTGCAAGTGAAATTNCTAAAGCAGCATTTACATTAACAGGCGAAAGATTTGTTTTAGCAGTTGATAGGTTTTCTATTTCTAATCCAAAAAGAATGCATCACGTTTATGAATGGAAAAGAACTGGTAGGTCTAATGCAAGGTTGTTTGTTTTAGAAAGAGAATCAATATTAAATGGCTCGCTAGGAATTAATGTTAGTTTTATGCCATCAAGGACCCCAGTTCCTATTCCAACAGAATTATTATCCCCAGGCCCTACTGGAAAATCAGTTACATCAAAAACAATATTTAGAGATAAAGCAAAAGTTATGGAAGAAGGAAAACCAATTCAATTTGCTGCAAAAAAAATTATAACATTTTTAGGAACAAATGGTCAAGTTTTTTTACAACCTGGTACTATGGTAACAATATTAAATCCTGGAGGGATTCAGGTAAGAAATTCTTTTCAACAATTTATGCTTGAATGGTATCAAGCAAACTCTGAATCAATTATGAAGTCTTCAGGGTTGTATGAGAGAATAGCTTATGATGTTGCAAATGTATTAAATACTACAGGGGCAGGCATGAAAGAAGTTAACCTTGCAGTAAAAAATGCAGCAAGCTTATATTCTCAAGAAAGGGTGGTTATTAAATAATGGTAGATTACACATATGTCGCATCTTACGATGTTAGAAAAGTTTTATGGGAAGAGCTGCAAAATTCTGGCCTTTTTAACATAAACGATTATTACGCTGATGGGTTTGCTGATCCTTTAATTCCAATTATTCCTACTCAACAAGTGCCAGAGTTTAACAACCTTTTGCCAGGAGCTAAGTACATAACTTATGACGTTTTGTTAAAGCATCATCCAGTACAATGGTGGATGTCGGAAGAAACCATGACTTTTGAAGTAGTTTCCAGTGATTCTGGAGAAATACAAACTGTTATTAATTTTATGACCGATCTGTTTAGAAGGTATGATCAGACAGCCAGAGATGTTAATCTTCAGCTTATCCCAGAAAGCCCTTATACATTTCACTTTTTTAGAATAGAATCTTCTGACCCAGTGCAGGCTTTTCAAAATGAGGGCGGTTTCATGAATGCCCCATTTGTAATAGATTATTCATATAGTCGTGACCTAGACCCAATTACAGGCAGATATCTATAAAATTTGTCTTATACCAATTTAATGCTATGCTTTTCCTTGAGGAAGTAAATTGTCATCTTTTTTTATTCAAATAAAATAAGGTGGTGAAAAATAAAATATGGCTACAAATACAAAAAATGTTATTGTTGGTGCAGCAGATCTCTTCATTAGCGTTGGAAACAACTCTAACTCAACAGGTCGCCCAGCCACAGATGCAACTACGCTAGGTACACTTTTCGGTGCTTCACAGTCTGCTAGAGAAAACCTTTTGGCATCAAGTGCTTATAATGAAGTTGGATTCACATCAACAGGTCTTGAGATTTCATACGAACCAAATTATGGTGAAGTAATGGTTGATCAGCTCTTGGATGCAGCTCGTCTATTCAAGCAAACACTTAAAGTTATGCTTAAGACAGAACTCGTAGAGGCAACTCTTGAGAATCTTACCCTTTCATGGGGTCAGATGGATTCATACTTTGTTGCAGCAACAGGAAGTGCATCTCCTGCACTCTCTTCTGGAACTCCAGTTTCTTCTGAAACAGGTGCAACTCTTAATATGGCAGCAGGTGCTCTTGGAGATGCTCCAGTAGAGCGTACACTTATTGCGGTTGGAAATGCTCCAGCAACAATTAAGGGAACAGCAACTACAAAGCGTAATAAAGAGCGTGTCTACGTAGCACGTCGTGTCGTATCAATTGATACAACAGCACACGGCTTAAAGCGTGATAATGCTACTGTTTTCCCAGTCAATTTCCGTTGTCTACCAGATGATTCAAATGCTGCTTATGCAGGTGCTGAATATGGTGTGGTAATTGATCGTGTGTGGGGATCTAACTAAAACTTAATATACAACTTAATATAGAATTTCAAGCCCCGTCAGAAATGGCGGGGTCTTGAATTTGTTTTCACTGATTTTATTGGTATAATTTAGATAACATAAAAGGAGCTATAAATTGGCAACAACAGTATATAACATTGAAGAAATTTCACTACGTGATGGAACAACAGTCACATTAAAACCTCTGCCTATTAAGCAGTTAAGAAAATTTATGGAAATTATTAACAAAGGTCAAGTTGCAGAAAATGAAAATCCAGATGCAGCACTTGACATATTTATTGAAGCATGCATGCTTTGCCTACTTACAACTGAAAGACCTGAACTTGGTACCGATAAAGATAAGTTTGAGGAAATAATTGAGACTCCTACAATGATGAGAATTCTTGAAATTATTGGCGGATTGAATCTTACAGACCCAAACCTACTGGGAGCGGCACTAGTTGGGACGAACTAGATCTACGCTCCTTGGAGTCCGAAGTATTCTTGTTAGGTCAATGGAAAAACTTTGACGAACTAGAATCTAGCTTATCACTTGAAGAACTAACAGCATTGTTAGAAATTTCAAGAAAGAAAAGCTATGAAGATAAAAAGTTTTTGGCTGCAGTAAATGGTGTAGAGCTAGAAGATGAAGTTGAAGAAGAAGATTCTGACATCTTAGAACTACAAGGTTATGCAGCATCACGTGAAGGCTTTGGTATAGATCAAGGACTCGGTGCAATAACTATGGGGGAGGATGAGTAATGGCAAAAGTTGAATTAAACATTGTCGCACTTGGCGATTTCTCATCAGTACAAGCTCAGTTAAAATCTTTGCAAGAACAAGTTGCAATGCTGCAAAAAGGTTTGGCTGGCGTTGGCGTAAGTTCAAATCTATCTAAAGACCTACAAGGACTAAGTGCCCAGTTTAAACAAACAATGCTATCAACTGGGCAATTTACTGCATCAACTGTTGCAATGCAAACAGAAACTGCAAATTTTGGTAACGCACTAGCAAATGGTAAATTAAAACTTACTGATTATTATAATATAATTAAAATGCGTTCATCTGAGGCAGTAACTCAGTTTAAAGCACTTGCACTTGAACAAACAAAATTACAAAATTCAATTATAATGAATGATCCCACAAAAACTGGGATACTTAATGTTTATACGCCAACGCAAATTGATAAGGTTGCAAATGCAACTAAAATTGCAGCAAACGAAGCTAATCTTTATGCAATTGCAGTTAATAAAGGATCTCAATCATTAATTAATTTTGGTAAAAATACACAGTGGGCAGGACGCCAGTTAACTGTTGGTATGTCTGTACCAATTATGATTTTTGGACAACAAGCCGTTGCATCATTTGATGCAGTCAATGTAGAGCTTACAAGGTTGCAAAGACTTTATGGTGAAGGATTAAAGCCACCAAGTCAAACAGAACTTAATCAAATTTCAGATCAAGTTTTAAACTTAGGCAAACAAATTGCTGGAACAATGGGTATTGCTCAAACAGAAACTGTTAAAGCAGCAGCAAACTTTGCAGCAATGGGTCGTCAAGGTAAAGATCTTTTAGATACAACTGCACAAACAATGCGTCTTTCAAAGCTTGGTGCAGTTAGCACGGCAGATGCAACAAACACAGTTGTAGCATTACAAAATGTTTATAAAGTAAGCACAATGGATTTGGCGGGAGCCGTAAACTTCCTTTCAGATATTCAGAAGCAAACAACCATGACTCTTGGAGATATGACGCAAGCTATTCCACGTGTTGGTCCAATTATGCAACAGTTGGGTGGAACATATAAGGATACTGCTGTTATGCTTGTTGCTATGCGTGAAGCGGGAGTTCCAGCAACACAAGCTGCAAACGCATTGAAGTCCGCAGTTGCATCTATGATTGCTCCTACTGCAGCAGCATCAAAAGAATGGCTTCAATATGGTATTAATTTATCTTCAATAAAAGATACCACACAAGGTAATCCAGTTCAAATGATTACTGCATTGCAAAAAGGATTACAAAATCTTTCACCACTTGTTCGTGAACAATTAATTGATAAGCTGTTTGGAAAATTTCAATTTGCACGTATTTCAGCACTTCTTGATAATTTTGGAAAAACTGGATCTCAAACTGTAAATGCTTTAAAAATTGCAAATGCAACACAGTCTGAATTAGCAACACTTGCAAATCAAGAAATGAAACAAGCTACAGAATCTCCAACTGCTCAATATCAAAGAGCACTTCAAACATTTAAAGCAGACCTTGTTCCAGTAGGACAAAAAATTGTAGAATTTGCAACAAAACTTATGGGATTTGCAAATTCTATTTCAAAAGTTTTTAGTGGGTTGCCAGCACCATTAAAATCAATTGCTGGATTTTTAGCAATAGGAACAGTCATGGCTGGACCAATTATCATGTTAACTGGTTTGCTTGCTAACTTTGCGGGATTCTTAATAAAAGGCGTATTTAATATTAAACAACTTGTTACTGGCGGTAAAACAATTGGTCAATTGTTAACCCCAGAATTTATAGCAGCTCAAAATGCATCAAAAGCATTTGGAACAAATGTAGTTAACAATGTTGGTGAGATTGAATTATTATCAAAAGCTATTGCTGATTTAACAAGAAATATAGAAGCAATGGTTTCATCAATGGGTATGGGTACAAACATACAATCGTTATCAGACATTGTTGGGGGAGTTGCTCAATCAGAAGTTAGAATGTATGAACAAATGAAGTTACCAGGATTTGCAAAGGGCGGAATTATTAGTGGGCCAGGCACTGGAACTTCAGATAGTATTATAGCTAGAGTTTCCAATGGTGAAACAATATTTGATGCAGAAACAACAAAAAAATACTATCCAATTATTCAAGCAATGTTTAATAATAAATTACCAGGCTTTTTTGAGGGAGTATTAGACTTTAGAAAACAGGGAAAAAATGGTAAAAAATACAGAACAGACTTAGGCCACGGCTCAGAAATGGATCCAGCAACATCTGCAAAATATTTTGATAGATATCCAGGACTTATAACATTAAATCAAAGTGGACTCGGCTCGGCAGAGATACTTGGTAAAGAAGTAGGAATTCAAGGTAACGATTTAAATGTTGGAATGGGAAGAAATAAAAATGGCGTAACGCCAGACGAAATGATCTCTGATATGAAAACAACTGGACCTATGAAATGGGCTGAAGGTGCAATTAATGGCGGTATGCCAGTATCTAGATTAAAAGATGCAGATATGCAGCAAGCATTAGTACGTTATGATGTAGAGCTAAAAAAACAAATTGAAATTTTAAAAGAAAACAATAAAAATGATCCAAACTATAGAATAAAAAATAAAGATTATTACGATGCTATATCTAAAGCAAAAGATGTAATTGCAAAAGAAGGACCAGCTCATTTAGAGTTGGTTAACAGTTTAAATAAAGCTGGTAAATCTTTTGGAGGATTTAGAACTTTCTTTGATAATGCAAGATCTAAGCTTGCAAAAATAGTTTCAGAAATGGGTGGAACCATACAAGGAACTATGGTAAAACTAAATGGTAGTAGTGTTGGAGAAATTAAAACAGAAAACAATGAAGATGGCACAAGATCTTCAGGAAAATTTATAAATGGTGAAATTGTTGGTGGAACTCCAAGCCCAATGAGTTCTAATTCCTATAAATTAGCTGCAGATTCAAAAGAGGCAGTTAATGCTGCAAGAAATGAAATTTATCAGTTAACAGAAAACTTAAGAAATTATATAAAAACTCAAGGTATGGATGTTGCACAATTTTTTGGTGCAGGATTTAATCAAGGATTAATTAATGATATTCCAGAATTAAAAGCAGTAGTACAAAGATTTGGAACAGTGCTTCCAAATGAATTAAAAGAAATTTTAGAAGTTGCATCTCCATCCAGAGTCGGTATCTGGATCGGAAAGATGTTCGGTAAGGGTGTACAGGTAGGCGTACAAGAAGCAATACCAGGGCTTGAAACAGCAGGACAACAAGCTGCTACAGCATTAACAAATGCTACAGAAGGACCATTGATGGAAAATGGATCTTTTGTTAAAAATACAGGATTTATGGGAAGACTTAAAGGTATGGCTACCAAACCTGGCGGTGGCATGAATATTCAGGCTAAGATGGCTGGATCCACTGCTTTAATGATGGGTGGACAAGCACTTGCTGGAATGTTGCCTAAAGGAAGTAACGCATCTAATATAGCTGGAGATGTTTCAAATATGGCAGGAATGGGCATGATGTTTGGCCCATGGGGTGCAGCAGCGGGTGCAGCAATAGGACTTGTTACTGGTGGCATCGGGGCTTTGATGAAAGCAGAGAAAGAACATCAAGCTGTAGTAACAGCATCGTTTACAGCAGCAAGCTCTTCTATTTCAATGTTTGGTGGTAAGTTAACTGAAACAAGTAATAACATTATTCATTTTAATGACGCATTAGAAAAATCTGGAATTACCTCAAAGAAATCATTAAGTGAAATTGATCAAATGGCTAACTCTATAAGTAAGTTAGGCAAGGGTGATGCAACTAAAACTACAGCAGATGCCATTAAAGGATATAGCGGTGTTGGCCCAGTTGTAGGAACATTAAAACAATTTGCAGCAGCTCAAGTTGCAGCGGGAATGGATCCAAAAGGTGTTGCTAAAATGGTTGCAGCTATGCTGCAATATGCTGGTAAAACACAATATCTTAAGCAAGCTCTTAAAGAAATTGTTCCTGCAACACAAAGTGTCGGAGCAGCACAACAAACATTGCTTTCTAAATTAGTTGCAACAACTGGTGCTTCATATATTTCAATGCAGGTAAATAATGGAATTATAAAAACCTATAAAGACATGAATGCAAGTCAAAAAAATGTGGCTGACGGTTTTGGAACTGTTGGAATGAGCATGTTAAATGCCAACGCAACAAGTAAAGATTTAATTGGTTCAATGAATGCATTAGACAAGAGTGGTCTAGATGCGTATACATCTGGAACAATGCTTGCAGCTAAGCTTAAAGATATGGGTCAAGTTGACCTAGCCAGCAGGATGCTAGAAATTAATAAAACTGTTGGCGATACTGGTAAATCAATGTTGATTGCAACTGCTGAAGCTGATGGTCTTATAAAAAATCTAGATAAACTTGCATTAACAAAATTAATGAAAGATCCAAAAGCAATGGCAACTCTTGCTGCTCAAATTGATAAATATAATAAAGACGCAGCAGCAGCAGCTGCAAAACAGGCAGCAGCAGACGCAGCAGCTCAAGCAAAGAAAGACGCAGCAGCAGCAGCCGCTGCATCAGCAGCTCAACAAGCAGCAGTATTTAAAGGAACAAAAGAAGAAATTGCAGCAAAGAAATTGCTTTCTGCTCATAAAACTGATCAAGATGCGGTGCTTAAAGGCCTTAAAGATCAGCTATCACAATATCAAAAACAACAAGCAGAATTAAAGCGTATTAGAGATCTTGATCAGCAAAGAGCAGATATAAATAGCCAGATGAAAACAGCCATGATCTCTGGAGACTTTTTAGCAGCAGCAAACTTGGGGCAAGCAAGTTCTTCATTGCAAGTTGATTTCAATGCTACAACAATGGAAAATAAAATGCAGGGACAGATTGATCAGGTTCAAATTCAAGCAGATGCATTTTCTCAAGCTCTTGCTGATTTAACAGATGCAATTTCAAATGGTGTTAAAGTCCTTGATCCTAATATCAAAGCAGCTTCAAAAACTGCAGTTTTAAAGCCTGGTGCAGTTGATGCTAATATTGCCCCTAGCATAATAACTCAAAACTTTGTTATCAATGGCGGAGATCCACAAGCAGTACATACAACAGTTACTGCAGCCACAACGGGAGCGGTAAAGAAACAAGCAGATGCAGCACATAAGGTTTCTGTAGTTAAAAAAGGCGTATCTCCAGTTAAGCCAAAAACATCACAGGCTATAACAGGAAGGAAGACCCTATGAGTACATTTACAATCCCACAAGGAGTACAAGTATCATTAGATGGCTCAACATGGTATAAACTTTCTGATCATAATAGAAATCCAATTTCAATTACATATACATTAATTGAGCAAACAGATAGAATGGCAAATGGCACATTACGTAAGTACGTGGTTGCTAGAAAATTTGTCATATCTGTTGATTGGAAAGACTTCCCAACATTAGACACGAACCTAGTAGACTATGATGGCAATACATTTGCTGCAGCATGGATAAAAGCATTTTATGAAAAAAATTATAATAGCCCAGTATATGTTAAATTAATGTTTGCTCAAGATACTGGTATTGTAGATAGTAACAACATACCAGTTCCAGGTATACCAAATTCTAGTCTGTATCAAGAATCTAAAACCACATCTGGTCAAATATTTACAGCATTTATGACTACTTTTACATATGATGTTGCAAAAAGAATGCGTGGTTATGACTACGTAAACCTCAAAATAGAATTTACGGAGATTTAATGTTAAATGTAACAGGCGTCAGCAATGATATATTCTTGCATTCTCACACTGTTGAGATGCTTCCTGTTGTTTCTGCAGAATGGAATCAAAATCTTTTTAACCCGCCATTTGTTACAGTAGCGGGGGATGGTGCAGATCAAGGAATAGGAACAGAAAGCGGGACTTTAGTAGATGTTCCAAGCACAGTTTTTTATGAAGGATTTACAGTAAAAGGATTTGCTACATCTCATTCAGGATTAGATCAAGTATCATTTGGTCAAGTATCTTATTTAAGTAATAGTCAAATGACTCCAGCAAGTGCTTATAAGATAGTTACATATGTTAAAACAAATAGTTCTTTGCCAGTTATGATAAACTGCTCAACAGAATATGGATCTTCTTATGTTGAAGCAAATTCTTTTGGTTGGACAAAAATAGAAACAAATATTGGTTCAAGTGCATCAACAGAAAATATATCTAGTTTTAATTTTTCTATTACAGCAAATACTTTTGATTCAAATACTTCTGACCCAATAATCTATTATACTGTTCCAAAAGTATATTTAAATAGTTATTTTAATTACCAACATAATTCTTTGTGGCCTACAGATTCAGTATTTTCTTATTATAGACCAGGAGAATCGTATGTAAGAACGGGAAACACTAACTTTACATTTCCACAAAATTTTAGAAAAGTAAAAACACCAATTCTATCAAGTCAAGAAATTGGCTCTGATGGACTTCTTGACAATCCAATATCATTTCCAATTACCCCTATAATAGAAAATCCTTCTTTTTCAGCTGTTGCAATACCAGTGCCATTTTTTAAAAATGTGTTACCGAGTGATATGTCTTCATTTAAATATTTTGTATCTGAAGCAATAATATCANNAGCAAATACAACAAGTATTTCTGCAGTATATGCAAATAATATTAATGCAAACAAACTTATAATTAAATTAAATAATATTATGGTAAATCCAATTGTTCATGTTTCTATTAATGGATCTGTAATAACTGTAGATGGTTCACAAGATATTGCTCCAGATTCAACTGGTTTAATATCTTTATATGCAACAAAGTCTGGAAATACTGTATCCTGGTCTAAATCTCCATGGGCAACTATGCCTCATTTTAATTTAGATGGAAGTCTTTCTAATTATTTTTCATTAAACAGCATAACATTAACCCAAGTAAGTACATCTCCAAATTCAGCATTTTTAAACTATTCGTCTAGCAATGATTTTGCTAATGACCTAACACGCCTTCATGTTCTTGAAATTTCTCCAAGACTTGAAGTTGATCTTTCAGATTATGTTATGGAAGTAGATATATCAAAGTCGTTAGACAGCAAAAATAACGCAGTCCCAATTTCTTCAATTAATACCGATGATGCTTCCGTTTTGCTATCAGCAATTCCAATTTCTCAAAACAATTCTTTAATTCCTCTTTTTTCAAGTCAAAGTAATTTATCTATAAACGTTTTGTCAAATATGTTGAGAAAAAATATTAAATTTTATATTAATTTTATGGTTAAATCATATTTTAATCCAGTAAATAATACTAACACTCAAGTTAATTTAATGGTGCCTGGCGGAGTATATTACTCTGATACTTGGGATGAAACAGATGTTAAATCAGTTAAAGTACAATGCTATGATATAACAAGATATTTGCAAACTGCACCAGTATCAGACTATGTTGCTAATCTTAAAAGTGTTTTTGAAATCATAACAAACCTTTTGGATTTGGCGGGATTTACAGATTATGATTATGATTCTTTGTACAACATATGCCATGATCAAGCAACACCAATGTCGTTAGCATATTATTATTGCAATAGTAAAGATANTACNGTGGTNGATGCACTTGCTCAAATATTTTTAGCATATCAAATTGGTGCATTTATGGANGAGTATGGAGTTATGAGATTTCTNAGCCTATCAGGAATATTGGGAAATAATTCATCAGCAATGTCTATTGATGAAAGCTCAATTGTTGAAGGCGGATATTCTATAACAAACAAAGCAAAACCTGGGAAAATATCAGTAAGATATCAAACTCCAAAAATAAAGCAATCACTCGCACTTCAAAATGCTACATCAACTGCAATTCAAAATTCTCCTTCGTTTGTTTATACAACTGCAAATGATGTTGTATGGAGTCAACAGACTATGGATTCTGTAGGATTTAATTATTTAAGTGAAAATATGTCAAAAACATCAAATAAGTTTAAGTTAAACGTAAATGATCTATTAGATATATTTCATACTTTTTCACTTAATAATAATGGTTATGCGGTCATAGAAGACGAAGTTGTTTCTTTTGCATACAAAGGATATACAATATCTGATAGTAATAATAATATAAAAAATATTTCAGTTAAAAATGATCTTGAGTTACAATCTGAAATTAATAGTTTTGTTAAAAAATATGAAAACGGACTACCTTTGTCAAATGGTAAAGTTAAAGCTGATGACAATATAACAATATCTCCAACAGGATATATTACAAATGTACAAAGAGGTTTGTTTGGAACAGTTGCCTCTGACCATAATATTATTACAAGTTTAAGCCAAAAAGGTTTAATTGAATCAACTGCTGGTTCTAACTATGTAGAGTCTATAGGTTCTTCAACCACAACTGTTGTTGATAGCAAAGCAATAGCTGCTTTTTCAAATAATCCAAGTGTTAAGAAAGTTCAAGTAACTCCACAAACAGGATTAAAAACTTTTATATATCCAGCAACAGAAGTAGATAAAAATTATAAAACATATTCAACAAAATTTGATATGTATGATTGGGCAGCATCGTCATCAGGGCTATTTTTTAATAAACCAACAACTGGTTTTGAAGGAACATATTTTGTTGAATTAATAAAATTTAATCAAGTAGATCCTCATCCAGAAAAACAAAATCCTCCAGCATCAGCGGGAGCACTTTATAATCCAGCACAATATAGGTATTTAATTGCTATTTATCAAATAGTTGGCGGAGTTGAAAAAGTAATTTCTTGGGCAGATGTTACTGGAACCGTATATAATATAATTGCCAACTTTGAAAAAGTTTTGATAAAAACAACAGGATCAACCTATGGATACCTTTCTTCAACAGANCAATGTTTTAATTTAAAAGTAACCCATTATACNTCTGAGGCAAGCACTACAAATGATCCAACAGATGGGGATGGAGAAACCCCTGGAGAAATAATTGAAGTATTTCTTAACAATGTAGAAATAAATGGTTGGCAGATACCTACGGGAACAACTGTTACAGGAGAACTTTACAGTGGTTGGGAAGCAACTCATAAAAATGTTGTGACTGGTTTAAGGCAAAAAGTAAATATAAAAGATTCTCCTTTAAATTGCACTGGGACTAAGTTTGGATATTTTGCTTCAACTAAGCCTGTAACAATTTCTATACAAGTTTGTAACACAGCATATTATGGAAGTACTCTTGAAACAATATGTACACAATCAACTTTGACTACATATCCAACTCAAGCATCTGCAATAGTTGGAGATTTTAGAGAACTTTATGCTACGCAAAAACCATTAAAAGAAAGAAGCGTTAATTATTGGCATCAAGATAGACAATTCTTAAATGGTCTTGTTCAAGGACAAAATCTATTTACTCAATATAAAAGCTATATGAATCAAACAACACCAGAAGTATTGGGTATTAATTATTATGATGTTCAATATACAAACCCAGCTGCTGTTTCTGTGGATGTGCTCCCAATAGAATATCTATGGTACTACTTCCCAAGTGAGCTGCCACAGGATCAGCAATTTTATCAAAAGCAATTAGTTGATGAATATTCTCTTTCTTATTCAACACCTATAAATACAGGGTTTAGAGCAAAAATGGCAATTGCAAATAACTCATCTCACATGGTTTATTTAAGTAAACAATCAGATGCCGTTAATCAATTTACAGTAACTCTTAATTTATGGACTCATGAAATAATTGCTCCTTCCGATCCAGATATTGTTGAAAAAATTATTGATCCTTCAAATACAACAGAAGTGGTCCAGCTAGATTCTCAATGGTTACAATCAAAAGAAGCTGCTTATGGAATTATGTCAGCTATTGAAAAGGGAATAGATGGTTTTTCAAGAGATACAGCAATACAAGTTTTTGGCAATCCACTTATACAAGTGGGAGACATAATAACTGTAACCTATCCGTTGGCTGGACTTAAACAACAAAAGTATTTAGTTCATTCAGTTTCACATGTATTTGGGCAGGGTTTAAAAACATCCCTAGTCTTAAATATGATAGACAAAGGCGTAGCATACTAATATGTCCGATTTGTCCAAAAAATGGTATAATGTCTATATAAATAAAAAGGAGAAAAATGGCCTATATTAAAATATCAGATCCAAATATTGTAGATTTATCAGCATGGCATCAGGTTATTGCTGTTGTAAATCAGCATAGCGATAGCATAACAGCTATAACAAATAATTTTGGTACAAGCTCTATAGGTTCAGATTGGACAAGTTATGGATACTCACATCTCTATGATCCAGGTTCACAAAGTATAATTTATGGAAGAGAGTCGGTAGTTGAAAATTGGACTGCAGGATCTGCCGATGGAACTACAATTTATTATGGAAATGTTACTTTTGCAAA